TTGAAAGCAACTCTTCAAATCTTTCCATAATTACCTCCTTTTTTTTTGGGATGTACTAAGCAAGAAAGGAAGTAAAATAAGAATTCTTTTTTATGAAGAGAGGGGGTATGTTGGAGTTTTACGAAGGTATGGTGATGGTAAAACCTTCTTCCTAATTTATACCAATTTTCTGTAAAACTCACTCTCTAATTCATATTAAAAATTGCATTAGAATGAATTTTCTAAGGTATAGGGAATCCAAATTGGTTCTAATTTAATTTTTATTTACAGAATTCTTACTTAATAGAACCAAGAGGAGTATTGGAGCTTTTGTGATGGTTAAGCCCATCTCCTAATTTATACTGAATTTCTACAAAGCTCCTATTTACTAATTCATACTTAGATCCAACCAGTGTATTTTAGCTATTTGGTGAAAAGATAGAAATAGTGAGCAAATATTAGTTACATTAATGGTTGATTAAATTATCCAATGAGCAGCATTTATTCTCCTTGAATTGTTTGTTGTTGGTTCTTTTTTAAAAAGTAGTTCTAGAACCAACACAAGACCTAAGAACCAACAGTAGGGATATTTCTATATTTTTTTGATCAAAGTCCTTGACAAATTTGAAAATTATGGTATAATTCTCTTTAAGAGGGCGAGAGGGGAAAATCTACTATATATATTATATTATATATATTATATATAGTATATATTATATATTATATATATAGTATATAGTATATTATATATATAGTATATAATATATAATAAGTAATATATAGTATATTATGTATATATTATATATAGTATAGTATATAATATAGTATATATGTAAGTATATAGTATACAATATAGTATAATAGTAATATTATAGAGTATAGTATAGTATATAGAGTATATAGAACAGTATATAATGTACTATAGTAGTAAATATATAGTATATATAGTATATAGAATATATATATTTCTTTCTTTTTCTTTTCTTTATTTTCTTTTTTATGAAACTTTTTTCTTTTTTTCTTTTCTTTTTCTTTCTTTATTGACAACAGCTGTTATTTTTGTTATCCTACACATAAAAACTTAAAGGTATTGTATGGATGTAGCAGAAAAGTTAAATCTAGCTACAGAAATAGTTAAAGAAGCAGGATTAATTGATGAAGTAGAACCAGAAGAAGTGGTTCAGTTTGCTAATGAAACTAATAACAATGATTTCAAAAAAATAGCTAAAGTAATAAGCTATATTAGAAAAAGACATATAGAAAAGAAAGGTAGAGCAGAAGCATTTAGACATTCCTTTCCAGAAAGATCTATAGCTACAGATCCAGAAAAGGGTAAATTTAGAAGATCTGATGGTTCTATGAGAGAAATAGGAGAACCACTTCCAAACAAAACATTAGAAGTAAAAGCAAAAAGATTAGAAGATAGTAAAACATATAAATCAATAATGACCCTAATGCATACTTCATTATATGCAGTATTTGCATTAGAAAGAATAGATATTCTACAAAAAGCATTAGAAAAAATTAATGATGAAAACATAAAAGAGTATCATAGAATAGAATATATGAAACTATTTCTACAAGAAACCAGGAAACCAGAAAAAGCAAAAGACTTTGATATCAATGTCAATATACAACAAAACAATATATCAGTATCACAAATAAATAAAAAACTAGATGAAATTAGTAGTAAATTAATTAATGCAGACGCTGGCTCTATTATATCTTTACTAGAACAAGACAAGGAAAAAGAGAATGCCGAACAACAATTTGAACGACCTTAATATAATAGCTTTAATTACAACAATTGGTTTTGGAATATGGAGTGCAATGATGAACTATATTGGTAGAGAAAAGAATGGAAAAGAAAAAATAGGATTAAAACAAAAAGTGTTACATTTTATTATTGATGTAATATCAAGTATTGGTATAGCTATGTTAACTTTCTTACTTATGCAAGGAGTTGGTTTTAATGAACTAATTAGTGTTGGTATTAGTGGCCTAATGGCTTATGAAGGAACTAGAGGTATTACTTTTTTACAAATAATATTTGCAGAAAAGATAGGTGCTACAAAAACAGCAGAGTATTTAAGGAAAAAAAATGATACATAAAATATTAGATTTTGTATCTATTATCTCTGTTACATTGGTTCTATTTTTAGGTTATAAATTAACAGTTTTAGAAATGGAAAATAAACAGTTAAAGAGTGAATTAATCAAAAAAGAAAATGAAATTGATATAAAGGTATTTGAACAAAAGCAAAAAGAGAAGAAAGAGGAATTACTAAATGAAAACAATAATAAAGGAAAAGATGACATTAATCTTTCTAATGGTCATCATGTCTTTGAGCTTAAATGGGTGCACTAAAAAGGAATATATATATGTCAAAGTTCCTTGTCCTAAGCTACAAACTTTTGAAATCAATTTATCAGAACCAACAGATATAAGAATAGAATACAATGTAAAGGACATAAATGAAAGTAGTAGAACTAACTGAAGAAAACTTTAAAAAATTAGTTGAAGAACTAAAAAAGTGTAGAGAAGAAAGTAAGATACTAAGAAAAGCAGTTGAGTTTTTAAATAGTCAAATAAAAGAATATAATGAAAAGTTTGCTAAAAGGGATAAGTAGTGGAACTTAAAATAGATTTATTTGCTGGTTATTGGGTCTATGTAACAGATAATGAAGACAAATGGAATAAAAAAGTTAAATTTGAAGAAAATAAAGTAGATCCATATGATAGATATCCAAAAGGTAGATCAATAGCTATGGATAGTGACAAAGGATTTTTTCTTGGTATTTTTATTAGAGAAGATGCTAAAAATAATGTTGTTATACACGAGTCAGTACATATAGTTGAATTTTTAATGAAACATTTAAATATCAATGATGATGAATTTAAAGCTATTGCAATAGGCTATTTAGCCAATAAGATTATTGAAGAAAGGGATAAGCAATGACCCTTGTTGGTTCTATTAAAGAAAATGAAGGTTTTATGGGTATGCCATATAAAGATAGCTTAGGTAAGTTAACCATTGGTTATGGTACACTGCTTCCTATAAATGAAGAAGAAGGAGAGTTGTTATTAAAATATAGACTTGATAAAGCTATTAAAGAACTACAAATTAAGAAGCCTTATGTTAAAGAATTACCAGAACCAATACAAGAAGTATTATATGAAATGGTTTATCAATTAGGAGTTTCAAAGCTAATGAAGTTTAAGAGAATGTGGAAAGCTATAGAAGATAGAGATTGGGATAAAATGATAAAAGAGATGAGAGATAGTAAATGGTATAAACAAACTCCAAATAGAGTAGATAAGCTAATAGGAAAAATAAGTGATCATAAAAAGAACTAGATATGATAAAAGATACTATCCAAAGAATAAAGATACTATAAAACATTTCTTTTGGTTTAATACTTTCCTAGAAGAAGATAATAAACCAGCTGAAGCTCATTTTCAATTAGTAGATCATTTGTTATCAAGGCATAAGTATAAAGTTGTTATGTGTCATAGAGGACTAGGAAAATCAACTAAAATGATACATCTTATACTTGAATGGTTATATTTAAGCAAGAAGCCTAACTTTGGAGAGTTTGATTATATTTTGATTATACAAGATAGCGTTCAGATGGTAGCTTCAACATTTGAACAAATACTCTTCCTAATACAAGATACTGACTTAAGTAATTTCTTAGATATTGAAAAAAGTAGATTAGGAGATGATCCAACAATATATATAAAACATAAAGAAACAAATAAAAAAATGTTTCTAAAAGGTAGAGGTTCTGGACAAAGTTTAAGAGGAACAAGAATTTTTGGTAAAAGACCAAATATTGTGGTATTAGATGATATTGAGAATGAAAAAGAACATCTAACTAAAGATAGTAGAGATAAATTAAAAAATTGGTTCTATAATGTTGTAATACCATCTGTTAATCCAAATAAATATGAATTTATATTTATTGGTACTCCAATACACGAAGATAGTTTATTGATGAACCTTGTTGGTTCTAAAGAGTGGCAAACATTAGTATTGCCTGTTGCTGAAGATTTTCCTCCAGAAGATTGGGATAAATTGGTTACAAGTTGGAAAGACAGATTTACTCCAAAATATGTAAAATCTAAGTTTATGATGTATAGGGATGCTGGTAAAGAGAGATCATTTTATCAGGAATATATGCTTGAAGTAACTCCAAAAGATGATATGCTATTTGATATTAAAAAGATTAACAAATATAAACTTACTGAATTTGGTTCTAATTTAAGTAAGCTTACTTATTATATTAGTGTTGATCTAGCTGTATCTGAAAGAGAATATGCTGATTATACAGCTATAGTTGTTGTAGGTGTTGATGGTAGTAATAATTGGTTTTTGGTTGATGGATATTATGGTAGAATAAAACCTGATATTACAATTGATAAGATATTTTATTATGTGTCTAAATGGAAACCAGTTGAAGTTGTAATGGAAAAAGTAGCATTTCAGCTATCTATGAAGACTTTTATACAAAATGAAATGATAAAGAGAGGTAAATTTTTTAACTTAAAGATGGTCAGTAGAACCAAGAATAAACTAGCTGTATTTAAATCATTTCAGCCTATTGTTGAATTAGGTAGGTTTTGGATCCCTGAAGATGTAATAAAAAGATTTACTGAAGAGTTATTACACGAAATGAGCTTAATTACAAATGATAGTATATTGGCAAAACACGATGATTTAATAGACGCTATATCACAATTAACACTAATTGATATGATTAGCATAGAACCTATTGACAACAATAGTTTTTTAGATTATGATACACAAAAGGTAAACCCTTATGTATTCTAAAGGATAAAAACAATGAATATAGAAGATTATAGATTTTATGTAAGGGATATAGGGGCAAATGATCAAGATTTAGAAAAAGTGCTAAATGATGTTTTTAGAGACATAGCAATATCTACAAAAATATTTAAGAAAGCTTTTGGTTTTGAAATATATTCAGATATAGAAAGGTATGACTTTAAATCATTACTTAACATGAGTGAAAGGATTCAAGAAAATGATATAACAGCAATATCAATAGATCCTTTTACTGATCAGCAATTAATTGATATATTGATAGATCCAGTAAATCAAAATGTTAATGTTACAATTGAAAATACAGTTGGAGTACCACAAAGTACATTTTTAGAAGTTATTGACATATTAGATAAAAACTTAACTTCAATTTTTGATCATTTTGAACATATAACAGATGCTCAGTTCTATTATAGATATAATAATATTATTAAAGAACCAATTCCAATGTTATGTATATGTTCTATTATACCAAATATTGAAAATATAAGTGAAAAAATAGAAACAATACTAAAACCTACAATTATAGATGGTTTAAAATATTTTGTTGATACAACATTAAACAATCAGAATGTAAATCCAGTAGTTAGTAGCTACAAAAAGTATACTAATTCAAAGCTAGAATTACAAAACAAATTTCCAATACATATATCAAAACAAATAAAAAGGAGTTTTCTATGACAATAAAAGAAGTCTATGACTTTCTAAAGCAATATATTGACAAGAAAGTTGGTTCTAATAGGGAAGAGCTAAGAGACTTATTTATTCAATATAAAACCAAGGAAGTTGGTGAAAATATCAATGCCATTAGAAATCTAAATGACAATATAGATAATATATCTGATGTAAACAATAATATAGATAATATTATAACTGTTGGTTCTAATATTGACAAGATAATATCAGTAGAAAGTAAAATTGCTGAAATAGAAAACATAGATAATAATATGGATCACATAGAAGATATTGGTAACAATATTTCTAAAATAATTAATGTTAATGATAATCTTGATAAAGTTTCAAACGTTGAAAATAGTTTAGATAGCATAGAAAACGTTAGTCAAAATATGACTAAAATTTTAACTGTTGAAGATAATATAGATAATATAAACAACATTGAAGCAGTTTTAGATGATATAGAAAATGTTTCTAACAATATAGACAAAATAACAACAGTAAATGATAATATAAATGATATAGTTATAGTTAGTTCCAATATAAATGATGTTCTTGAAGTTAAAGATAATATAAATATAATCTCTAATGTTGAAAACCATATTGATGAAATAATAGAAGTTAGATCAAGATATCTTGGTACATTTGATACTGATCCAACTAGTAGGTATGATGGTTCTGTTTTGCAAGTTGGAGATTACTATTTCAATACAGTAGATTTAATAAATAAAACTTGGAATGGTAATACTTGGGTTACTCCAGATAATGTTGCTACAGTTCAAGACGTAAATAATGCATTACAAGACGCATTAGATCAGATTGAAGAAAGTGGATCTACAATGATTGTTAAACCATCAATTGTTAGTCCAAATGATGGGGAAACAGATTTTGCAGGACAAATACAAGCATCAAGCTTTGAAACACTAGAACTATTTTATGGTCAACACGAAGCAACCGATTGGGAATTTTCTAAACAAGTAGATTTTTCAACAATAGAAGCTAATATGTCAATTTATAATGATACAGTAAATCTTACATCAATCAATTTATCCTCATTTGAACCATTGACAACTTATTATGTTAGAGTTAGATACAGATCAGACAATCATATTTCATTATGGAGTGACCCAATATCATTTACTACATTAGATGCATATATTGAAACGCCAGTAATAACAGTTGAAGGTGAACCAGATGATGTTAATGAAATTCCACTTATCACAGGGTCATCTTTTGTTGTAGTTAATGGAACAGATGTACATCAAAGCACTGATTGGATATTAAAAGACAATAATGGAAATACAGTATGGGAGTCTCTAAATGATACAACTAACTTAACTTCTATTGAATTACCATCAGGAATATTACAAACTTCATCAACGTATACTATCGAGGTAGTTTATCATGGAAGTAATTATACTAGCTCGGTTGGTTCTAAGACTTTTACAACTAAAGATATATTTGGAGCCCCATTTGATATTCTAGGAGATGGAAGTTGTATTGCATTATATGAATTTGAAGGAAATGCTAATGATACAGGTGGTATTTATAATGGGACTTGGAATAATAATGAACAATACAATGCTGGTAAAATAGGTCAAGGAGCAAAGTTTGATGGAAATAATATGGGTCTAAATTCTTATAATGCAGGGATTAATTTACCAAATTCTCTCGTTAGATACAAAACTGTTTTTACTTTAAGTTGCTGGATAAAAGGGAGAGGATGTATTTTGCAAACAGATTATCATGGAGCTATTAGTTTCGCCACTGGTTGGGCAATTTTAACTGACAGTATAGTAAAATGTCTATCAAGATATTCGAGACGTTTATTCAGATTTGACCCACCAAATTCAAATATTTTTAATCATTTTCTTGTAGTATTTAATCATGGCGGAAATACGAAAGTATATATTAATAGTGTTTTAGTAGCAGAAGGAAATACTAGTGGTGACATATATTATGATGGAAGGTATTATGCCGATACAGGAACAAATTTAGGCGCTGCATATGAAAGTTCGTTTACTGGTATAATAGATCAAGTTCGCATCTTCAACCGTGCACTAACAGATGACGAGGTTCAGTATATCTATAATGTAGAAAATCAAGGAGCATAAAATGATCTTTAGAGAACTAAACAACAAACTATACAAGATAACATTACCAGTTAGTATAACAGAAGATGAGTTTTTAAAAAAACAGAAAAACGG